ATCAGAAGAATTTACATCAACAGTAGTATCAGTAACTAAACCTTCAGATAAATTAGTAGTAACATTTGTTTCTTTAGCACTATTTATAGCAATAGCAGCATCCATAGATTCTATTTTATCACTAATAGCATTTTTAGTAGCAGAATCATTATTATTATTCCAAGTAGAATAATCATAAGGCTCATCAGAAGTAGACACATTAGTTACATTACCTAAACCTATCTGTTCCTTAGTAACACTATGAGGATTAGAAACATTATTCTCATGACTAAGCAAAGCACTATTATCAGCCTTGTTATCAAGAGCAGACTGAGTAGCAGTACTAACAGGCTTATCAACATCACTAGTATTATCAACATTACCAAGACCAACATCAACCTTAGTAACACCATGAGGATTACCACTAGAAACCAACGAATGAGTATAAGCAACATTAGCATTGTCTTTTTCAACAACAGTCAAATGCTGATAATCACCAACATTTAAACCACCCAAATCATTATGAGTAAAATCACTAGATGACTGGTCTCCAGTATTAACACCAGATAAATTACTAAGATTAGTAATATCATCATTAGTAATATTATGAGCCGGGCTAGCAACAAAAACAGGGTCTTCTTCAGTAAAAGACTGTAAAGCAGAAGCTATAGAAGAACGCTCACTAGGAGTTAAAATAAGATTATTAACACCCTCAACCATATTATCCATATCAAAAACATCACCACTAACACTATTAGGGTCATAAACAACCTTAGTCATATCACCAGTACCAACACCAGCCTTATTAACCCACAAAGAACCATCATAAACAAGAGATTGACCACTAACAGGATTAGAAATAAGAACATTAGACAAATCATCTAAAGAACCACCAACAATACTAGGACTTAAAGTAACAACATAATTTAAATCATCAACAGTAACTTCATAAACAGAGTCCTCAACAGTAACATCAGACATTCTAATCAACCCTCACAGTAGACTGCCAAGTAACCTTATACTTACCCTTAAACCAAGTCTGAACACTACCAGAAGGACTAACCAACTGAACATCATAATAATAAGTAGCAGGAGGCAAAGGAGCACTATCAACAGAAGAACCCTCCCTAGCAAAAGTAGGAATACTCATAAAAGTAGAAGAAGGAGTACCACTAGCAGAAATAGTAAAATCACCATCCAAAGTAGATAACTGATAAACAGCATTAGCATCACTATCATACTCACTCTTTGTCCTTTTCAACGTAAAAAAACCATTATAACCACTAAAATCCACACCATCAGAACTCGTTATAGTTATAGGCAACACCCAGTCGTCACCGGAGGTAACTTTAATATCCTCGATTATTGGTATCGTACCCATTTTATATATCCTCACTTAAATTATTAAACTAACAATTATACCCAAAGCAGTCAAAAAACTACCTACAGCAAAATAAACAACATACCTAGGAGCATACTTAACATCAGCCTCTTCAATAAACTTAGTAATAAGTTCTTTAAGCTCTTTATGCTGAACATTATTATCATCCAAGGCTTTCTTAATATAACTAATGTCTGTCTTTACTATTGTAAACTCCTCCAAGTCTCTCTTATTCACTATTAAACACCTTTATATACTATTGTTAAACACTTATAAAACATAAACAAAAAAAAATAAAAAGATTAACCCTTACGGGTTAAAAAAGTGACGCTTAATAAGCGTCGTAAGTTTCTATTGTACAAATAGCGTTAGGATGAAGAACAGCAACATCGTAGTCTTCAACAGCTACAAAGTCTTCATATCTTCCACGAGCCCATCTTTGTCTTTCAATAGAAGGAGCAGATAATTGAGCAATACCGAAAGCAGGTTCTCCACCTTGAGATTGACCAAGCATTATAGCCTTACTAACACTGTTTGTAGGAACAATCATGTCTGACCAATAAACATTAACACCAAAAGCTTGACCTATTTTACCACCAAGCACAGCTTCACGTCCACCATACTTATCAGCATTGTTAAATAAAGAATTACCTAATAAGGAGTATTCTTGACCAACAGAAATGATAAGGTCTGTAGGAGTGTATTTGTCTTTTTTGATTTCAGCACGAGCTCTTAAAATATCATCTTCATCAATAACATCAGCATTAGAAATATCAGATGAAGCGACACCATTAGCAACAATAGCATTACCAGCACCAGCAGTAATTGTAGAGATAACTAAAGCTTCTTTCTTTTTAGCAAGACCATAACCTAGTTTCATAACTACATTACTCATTAAATCAACGAATGTTCGTCTTTTTTCTTTATCATGTAATTGATAAGCTTTTCCTCTTTCAGTAGGTGTGAATTGAACTTGTGTGAATGTTAAAGCATCAATATCAACATCAGCACTTTCTGTTAAATCACTAGCTTCTGTAGGTTCAGCATCAACAGTAATGTTTAGAGTATCACCAGGATTAGCTTGTAAGTCTTTATAAACTCTACCTAATTTAGTAATTACTAACATGTTTTCTTGGAATCTTAAAACTTCTTTATTCCAAAACTCAGGGTTAATAAAATCAGCACTATTTGCTGAAGTCATGAAACCATTTGAGTCAATTGCTCTTTGTATAATTTCTTCGGACATTTTGTCTTTCTACCTCATTAATTTTTATATATTTTTTTAACGACTCTTTTTATCAAGATAATCATAGAACGCTTGTTTTGATTCTTCATCAACTAACCTTCTATACTCAGGGTCGGTCTTATACTTTTCCATCATACTAGGTTCTTTATTGTCATCACTATTTTGATTATCCTTATTAAAAGGGTTATTAGTATTAACAGCACTTTTTCTAGAATCTTGAAACTCTTTAACTATTTTTTCAGTCTCAGACTTAAAATCATTCTTTAGTGCTTCTAATTGTTCAGCATATTTCTTAGCATCTTCTTCTTTAGCTTTCTCAATAGCTTCCAATTTTTCTTTCATATCAGCTAATTCTTTCTCCTTAGCCAATCGTTCCCTAGTTTCAGCTATAGTTTTAGCTACTAGTTCTTCTTTTTCCTTGCCAACAGCTTTCTTAACATCTTCAGCCATCGCTTCAAGGTCTTTATCATTATTATCTTTCTTTTCATTAACCATTTCTAATCACCTTTCATTTTACTAATTTTTTCTTTCAAAGAAACTATTGCTTCTTTTTTAGCTTTTAAAGTCTTCTCCATACTAGGTATTGATTGTTCTTTCAAAGAGTAATAACTTTGGTCGAACTTAAGACTCTCCTGAGCTCTCAATAACTCAGTATATTCAGGAAGACCCTCATACTTATAAGTAGGATTAACCACTTCAATATTATTAATAATAACATCCTTAGCCTTAGTCATTAAATCAAGTATTTTAAGCTGTTGTTCATAAACAAACTCGTGCTCTTTAAGGTTCTTCTCAGAACGCTCTAACTCAACCTCAGCATTAGCTAAGTCTTCAACAAATTGTTTATTAAACAATTCTTTATCCTCTTCAGTCATTTCAACTGTTACCTTTTCTTTTTGTTTCATTTCAAATTCACCTATCAGATACTTTACTCCAAGGAGAAGGTTGATGCTCAACCACAGTATCATAATCAACATAAACAGGAATTTTATCATTCCATAACTTCATATAAAAATAAACATCACTATGCTTATTATCATAACGACTATCACAAAAAAACGGATAGTTCTTAACAATATTAACATCCATTAAAGTACAACCAACACCCATACCATGAACCTGATGAAGACCACCCAAAGACTTTAAATAATTATGTTCTTCTTTAGTAATAAATCTTGTTCCTGAGGAACCATCATTCTTAGTAATAAAAACACAAGGAATTAAAGGATAATTCTTACCACTATTATCATCGTGGAAACCACCAAGATAATACAACGCACCAACAACAGGCTTCCAATGCTTCAACAAACGCCAAACAACATCACTAGGAGGGAACAAATCACTCTCAACACTCAACAAATAATCAAAGTCATTATTAACAGCGTATCTTACAGCATAATTTTGAGCAGCAGCCAAAGACTCCCGAGAATTAACACCCCTAGGAACCCTATGAACAGGAACACCAACACTCTTCAACAACTCATAATAATCATTATTCTCAGAGTTATCAACCATGAGGAACTCTTTATTAGGATAATCTATCTTATTAATATTACTAATAAATTTTTCTCTACAATACTCTTTTCCTTCATAAGTAGGACTAAAAATTAATACTTTAGGAAAATTCATAACAAATACCTTATAACCTTTTAGCTCTAGGATTACCAATATCTTTATCAGGGTCATCAATAATACTAAAACCTAAAATTTTACCATCAATAAAAGTATCACCCTCTCTAACAAAACTACCCTCAATACTAACACCCTTAGCATTCAATACTCGTTCCTTATAAGAAGGGTCAATAATAGTTCTCAAATACAACTTACCATTCTCATAAATAGCTTTAACAGCCTTAGCAATACCCTTTTTTAAATCCTTAAAATGACTCTTTAAAGAATCCTTAGAATAACCAGCCTTTAATAATTTATTAAGAGTCTCATGGTTAAAATCACCATCAGCCAACTCACCATTATTAATCATTTCAGACAACTTCTTAAGAAAACTATTAGAGTACTTAGTACCATAATTATCATAACGATTATCAGCCAATAAAAAATCGAAATATTCAACACCACCAATACTACGAGCAGTTAATTGCTCTCTATCAGCAGAAAAAACAAGATTATCAACAACCAAAGGTTGATAATTACTCAACCACTTATTAGCAACACCCAAACCAACAGCCTCACTACTAACACCATAAAGATTCTTAATAGCTAACCATTCCTTCTGAACATTCTCAGGCTTACTAGCAACATAACTAGGTAACTTCATTTTTCAACCCCATAAGTATAAGGATAATTATTAAACTTATCAATACTACGACTAACCAATTGGTCACTACGAGTAGTACCAGACTCACCAGTACCAAGCTTCTTATTAGCCTCACCAGAACCCTTAGTCTCTCTACTAGCACTAGCATCCTTCTTACTACGCTGTTCAGGAGAAACACCAACAGTATCAACAGGGTCATTAAATAATTTCTTAACAGAGAAAGATAAACCTTGTTGTTCCATAAACTCTCTAATAGCCTCATCAGACATCATACTACGCTTCATAATCTCAACAACCTCAAAAACACTCTTCTCAGTCATCCTATCAAGAGGCTTCCAATAAAACTCAGCACCACTACTAATACCCATCTTACTAAACAAATCATAATTTATAGCATTATAAAGTTTTCTCTGCAAAGCCTTAATACTAGTACGCTGACTATCATTAAGAGCATCACCCTCACTACGACTACCACCACCAGTACCTAAACTAATAGGAGTTTGTTGTAACAACATACGCAACTGATTATCACACCAATCAAGAATATTAATAAGGTTTTGTAAATCAGTCATCTCCCTCATAGCACCAATACTAACCTCACCATCAGTAAGAACAGGCTTACCATAACTCTTCTCACCCTCTTTGTAAAAACTAACGAAACGCTTTACTTGTTCCTCAGAAGCCAAAGTCTTAAAATTAACATGATTACGGAACTGATTAGTCTTAAAAAGCCAAATTAAGAACTGACGGATAAAATCTTTAATAAGAACAGTCTCGTAAGCAACCCTTAAATCACTATCACCCCAAAAATTCAAAACAGAATCCTTAAGCTTAATATGAACAATATTCTTAGGCAACCACTCAACATAAGTAACACCATCAACATTAGGTTGAGGAGTATCCTGATAATACAATAAAGGGTCACCATTAGGACTAGCCTTAACCTTAATAACAGAAGGGTCTAACAAATTCAAATCAGTAACCTTACCACTCTCCCTACCAATCTCAATAATAGCATCCTGCCAACGAATATTAGTAATAGCAGTCTGTAACAAATCATCAAAACGATACTTATTACGAAAACGCTTAACCAACTCTTTATTATCACGCTTGTTAAGACGAATACCCCAACCACCCTCTAAAACCTTATTAGCCTCAGTCTCCAAACTAGCACTAATCAAAGGGTCTTGGCGAACAATACTACGAGCAAGAGAAGGGTCAAACTCTTTAGAAAAAGAATCTTTACCAGTTAAAAAACCTAACAATACTTGCTTACTATTATCCCGACTAACAATCTCTTCACTTAACATTTTTTATTTAGATACCTCTAACGCAGAAAAAACGCTCCTCCACTAAAGAGGCAGCTCCCATCAAGGGATTTTTATTAAGAATATAAAATACCATGGTTTTATAACGTATACGACCATATATACATATTGTTAATAGTTTATAAACACTTATCCTTTCTAACATACTTGTAAGGAGTAACAGGACTCTTATAACGATAATTCTTCCAACTAACATAAAAATTAGCCAAGAAAGAAACATTATCAAGATACCAACGAGGATTATCAAGGACATCCTGCAACAACAAATCATAAATCTCCTCCTCCTCACTAAGAGAATAAAGATTCTGACGCAAACTACGATTATTAGGCAACAAAGCAAGCTTAATCATCATCAACCTCTAAAAAATCACTATCAAACAAGAAATTACTAGGATAAAGCTCATGACCATCACGATAATCACGAACAAACTCACTCTTAGGAACAAAAAAACGCTTACGAATCATATAAGCACCACTAACAACACCATCATCAGACTTTTTAACTACCAAACACCATCACCAACATCATCATAATCATCAATATCATAAGTATTACCACCATACTCAGTCTGTAAAAAATGAAAAGCACTCATGACAAAACCATCAATAGAATCATCACTATAACCCGGAGCGTGCTCAATAAAAGACTGACGCTTACCCTGACTATACTCCATAGCAAACATCTCCTTCTTCAAATCATCATCAACATAAGAAACCACCTTACCAGTATCCAACAACCGACGAAAAGCACCATACTTCTTAACCTTCCAAGTAACAAAACTCATAGGAGTAACATTCCAACCACGCTGAATCATCTCCTCAATCATAAAACTACCAGCAGGACAATCATCAGGAATAATACGCTGAATATTAAAACGAGTCATCAAATCAGCAATATCATCAACCAAAGACAAATCAGTACCACGATTATAAACACGACTCCACAAACGAACAACAACACCATCAACAAAAGCACTAACAGTCAAAGTAGTACGACTAACCTTCTGAGCACCAAAATCAACACCCAAATCACAAACACCAGAATAACTATCAACCATTACTAAATCATCACGAAAACACTTACTAACACTAACAGGATTAAAATAACTAGTCTCGCCACGAACAAACTCACAATAATAACCACGACGAACACTATCAATCTTACCCAAAGCCTCATCCTTCTTAATCTCACCCAATACATAACTATAATGCTCCTTAGCAGTATCCTTATTAAGATAATCATCAAAATGACGACCACTAGCAACATCATACTGCAAAACATCAATAGTAGCCACTACCCGCTCAACATAATCAGCACCATTAACACCATCAACATCACAATACTCATAAAAAAAACCTGATGGTTGCCAAGGAGTAGACGTAAAAACCCACAAAGCCTGATTAGCATCACCAGTCTTCTTCATACCATCAAACCACCAATCCTCAGTAATCTTAGGATGACCAGCCTCATCAACAATACCAACAGTAAAAGTCTCACCCAAAACAGTATCAGTAGGAGGATAACAACCAACACTACAAGGAGCACGACTACCACGCAAAATAAAATCACCATCCTTAAACTTATCATAAGGACGCCAACTAATAGTAAAAGCATTATTACTATCAGACTTAGACAAACGACTAGTAAAAAAACCTACCCGCCGACCACTACTATCAACACTATCAAAAACAGGCTTACCAGACTCATCAACATAAGTCTCACGCATAAAACGGTCACCATCACGATAAGTCTTCTTAATCTCATTAAGCAACTTCTTACTCTGACGGTCACCACGACTAACCAAAACAACCAAAGTAGACTTAAAACGCTTATCAGGACGCTTATTAAAAAAACTAACCCACAAAGAAAAAATAGCAAGCGTAGTAGACTTACCAATCTGACGACTAGTAAGAGCCAAAACCATAGACTTAACAACACCAACACTATCACCACTACCATCAGAAAACAAAGGATTAACAGGAACACCATCAAGAACACACTGCAACTTATAAAGAAAAAGAACCTCCCAATAATACAACCTCATACCCAACATACGCTCAGCAAAAACAACAGGACTAAAAAAACAAGCCTCAACCAAACCCATACTACGACTACGAGGCTCACGCAAACCATCAAGAAACAATAACTGCTCATCACTAAAACCCTTATAAGACAAACCAACCATTACCAATCAACCCGAAAATCACTAACCTTCTTACCACTACGCTGCTGAGCCCTCTCAACCAAGAAATCCTTACCAAAAGCATCAACACCACCATTAGCAACAGCAGAAGCAACACCAGAATCACCATAAACAGGACTCTTAGGAAAACGACCAACAGGAACAGGAACAGGCATACGAGACAAAACAACAAAATCACCATTAATCAAACCACGCATAACCCGGTCAAACAAACTAACACTCAACTGATAAACAACACCCTCATCAGTAATAAACTGCAAAGCACGACCACTACTACTCTTCTTCAAAACACCCAACGATAAAACCACCAGTATACACATCTGTACACTAATATACATATAAGCAACAATCATATATAAAACTTTCGGAACATAAAAAAAACACAAACACCACAAAAAAACTTTAAACCAACACAAATACCTATAAAGTACTACAAATATGTGTAAACAAGTACCCTCCATTATTATCTTCTTATTTTTTTAGTGTTTTCTTTTCGTGAACTAGTATAGTTTTTAGTATATTAGTATATTATTTTATATATTAGTAGTTATTACTATATACTAGTATATATTAGTATATAATAGTATTTATTAGTAATTATTAGTATGGTAAATAGTATATTAAGATACTACATAGTGTATTAGTATATTTTATTGTATATTAGTATTGTTTAGTATATATTAGTATAGGTTAGTATATATTAGTATTGTTTTGTATATATTGTATATATTGTATATTATTATATGTTTATTTCCACTTGTTCCATAGGAAATATTGATTATTGGTTAGGCACTATGTGTTCTTTTATATACTCCTATATCCTAGTATACGTTTTTGTATACCTTACTAGGAAATTGGGGTTTTATTATATAAATACGTACTATGTTTGAGAACAGTAGTATTTATAAACATTAGTTCCTTTCTTTTTATTGTGCTCATTGTGAGCATGTCACCTTATGGTGATGGGTTGCCCATATTTGTGGGGAGTTGCTAAGCGCTGGCTCTTGGTGTTGCTCTCTAGTTTGGGTCAATCGGTAGAAGGAGAAGCTTTTCTTAATTGTGTAGAACCACACTCTTACAAAGCCGTATTTATTACAGTGTAGCAGAGTAAGGGGGAAAGCCGTATTTATTGCTTTTTATTGCATTACCCTTAGAAAACCGTAAAACCTTATAATCTACGTTCAAAAAGTTCAATGATGATTTAAAAAAACTATTTTTCTATTTGGGGAAGTAATTCCCCCTTTGTTTATTATGTTTCTTTCAAAGTTTCAAATACTTTAAGAAACTAAAAAAAAAAATTAAAAGGTGTAAATATGAAAACAGAACAATATTTTTTAAGTAGTGCAGATTTAGAAAACTTACAATACGGACATTCTATCGAATTAATAAATAAAGAAAATGAAATTATAAGAATTTCTCCTTATAGTGAAGATGAAAAATATTTCTTTATTTATGATGATGAAGAACAAATCGATGTTTTTAGGACTAGAAGTCAAGCAGAAAAGTTTATTTCTAGCCTTAAAAACAATAATAATTTAAGAATAGTTGAGGACTATTTTTAATAATGGAGGTTTAAAAAATGAATGAAGAACTAAAAACAATCGTTGTAACAAAATCACAACTAGAACGTATGCTTACTAAATTAGTAACTGAAAATAGAAAAGTTGGTTTTATTAAAATTTCACCAATAGGGGAAGAAAAGAGTATGAGTCAGTTTAGTATAAAAGATTTTGAGGTTTAAAAAATGAAAACTAAAACATACAAAGAATTTAGAAAAGAACAAATTAACAAAATATTACCACACAAAAGAAATAACCATTCCTTAGTGAGTAATTATTTAAATTTAGAGGTTTATTAAAATGAATAACAAATACCAACAATTCAAAATAAAAAACAGAATAAAACTAATAAAACACTTTATAGAGACAGCAAGACAAAACGAAGAACTATTTAAAGATAATGTAGAGCTTAAAAACTTCTTTCAGGGTAAAAGAGAAGCTTTTAAAACAGCTTTTAATTTAATGGAGGATTTAACAAAATGAATTTTAGAGAAGAAAACAACAAAGAAAACTTTAAAGAATATCTTAAAGAAGACAAAGAAACAACACAACAAAAAGCAATAAGAATATTGAAAGACTTTCACAGTATAGGAATAGATAAAGAAATCAAAGAAAAAGACTTTAAAGGCAAATACGGAGAATTAAACGCAGAAGTTTATTTAAAAAATACGGGGTCTGACTAAAAATGATAATCGAAAAAGGCTTAAACAGTAAAGACTGGAAAGAATTAATAAGCAAAATAAAAAGAGCTAACACAGAACAATTAGAGTTTATTAAACTATCTTGTGATAGTGAAATAATAAAGAGAAATAAACAATAAGTAGCTTAATCACTACTATAAAATGATTAAAAAACATAAAAAAACCACGTGGTGCAAGTTCTTTTAGAACTTCACTACCAAATAAAGTTACAAAGTAACTTTAAAGGAGGTAAAAAAATGAAACAAATAAAAATTGAACTAGAACTATATAAGTATAATGAACTAAATAACATAGCAAAAGAAAAAGCGTTCCGTAACCATTTTGATTTTTTAATTGGGTTTGCAGATGAAGAACAAGAAATTATTCATTTAACAGAAGAACAACAAAAAGAGTATGTCGAAAAATCTATAAATATTAATGAATATTATTTCTTTTATAATGGAGATTTAGCAGAATGTATTACCTATTGTGGAAAACACGAAAAAGCAGGTATTACAGAACTAACTTTCCAAAATAAAGTTTATGAGGTGAAAAAATGAAAAAAGAAATAAGTTTAAACGAATTTATAAAAGAATTTAAAGACATTAACAGGGACTATTATAGCTATGAGGGATATAAAGAACTATTCGACTATTATGACCAGTTCCCAGAGTTCGAGCTAGATGTAATAGCTATCTGTTGTGATGTGACAGAATACGAAAATGAAGAACTTTTAAAAGATTACGGTCATCTTTTAGACGCTGCGGAGTGGAACGAAGAAAACCCCTTAGAAATGTTTAATGATGAAGAAGAACAAAAAGAGGAGTATTTTAACGCTTTATTTGAAGAAATAGAAAGACAAACAAGTATAATTAAACTAGACAATAATGATTATCTAGTTTGGAGTTATTAAAATGAAAATAGAAAACTTAAACGGGTACGCAAACCAGTTCTTAATAACTGATACATTTACAAAAAAATTTAATAGCTATAATTCAGAAATAGCCATATTTTATATGGGTTATGAAGAATTTGAACGATGCCCCTTAAAACCGTCTTTAAAATTAATTGGTAACTTGTGGGACTACTCAGCAACAACAAGAAGACACTTTAAAAGCTTCATCAACGAGCATACACCATTTACTTACGAGAATAAAGCACAATGGTTAAAAGAGATTGAGAATAATAACAATATAGAGGT